TTTGATGACATTCCTGACGATTTACCATTTTAATGGATGAAGTCAAAAAGAAAAATCCAATCCCTTCTCTTGCTGGCTATGGTGGTGTCCGTAGCTTGCAAAAGAAACTTGAGCGTTCGACTACGCTTCAGCAGAATCGTGAAGCTGTTAGTTATTCTCTCTTATGTTTGGCGAATACAAAGCTTACTGATATTATGGAATGGGATGAGCAAGGTAATATTAAAGTTAAACCAAGTAAGGATATACCAGACCATGCTCTACAGGCCATTAAGTCCATTAAGTCGAATACTAAAGTTGATAAGGAAGGCAATAGTTATACGACTTTGGACATTGAGTTGTGGGATAAAGTTGGCGTATTAAGGCTATTGGCAAAAGCATCTGGCTTACTAGATAATCCAGAAGAATCCGATAAACCAAGCGTATTAGGTATTAACATACGCGCACCAGAGATCATAGATAATGGCGAAACCACAGGACCCGATAACAAAGATACTGAATGAGCGTCAAGCAACACATGGGGATTATTTATCTAAATGTGTTTTCATTCAAACGACCAAAGAAGCCATGCGGAGTGAAAACGGAAATTGGTATAGATTAGATTCAGATATGCAAGAATCATTAGATATGGTGGTACATAAGATTAGTCGTATTCTTTATGGAGATCCATATCATACTGATAACTGGTTAGACATAGCTGGTTATATTATGTTAGTTGGCAATCGTTTAAAACTTGAGGAGGAATTTAATGAGCGCACCAAATAATTTAGAAGATCGTATACAAAAGTTACGAGATGCTTATGCATTGAATAACATTTACCAAACGGAGTCATTGCAGATTATTGATGCATTACAAGCACAGATCAATGTGCTTAATCAATTGTTAGCTTTAGAAATTAAAGATATAGATGGCTAATAAAAAGGAAGTATCTCAGAAGTCCCTTCATGGACCTGGGATTGACTTAGACTTTTCTACAGCACCAACTACATGGAGCTTCTTACAGTCAGATGCATTCGTGCGTGGACTGATGGGACCTGTAGGTTCTGGTAAATCCTATGCATGTGCCGCAGAGATTATGATGCGAGCAGTTAGACAAAAGCCATCACCTATTGATGGTATTCGTTATACACGATTTGTCATTGTACGTAACTCATATCCTGAATTAAAAACTACAACGATTAAAACATGGCAAGATTTATTTCCAGAAAACACTTTTGGTCCGATGCTATATACTCCTCCTATTACTCATCACATCAGACTCCCATCAAGGGGTGATGCTGCGGGGATTGATTGTGAAGTAATTTTTTTAGCATTGGATCAACCTAAAGATGTACGTAAATTACTCTCACTTGAATTGACAGGAGCGTGGGTAAATGAAGCTCGTGAACTTCCTAAAGCAGTTATTGACGGACTTACTCATCGTGTGGGTCGATATCCGACACAACGTGATGGTGGACCTACCTGGCATGGTGTGTGGATGGATACTAATCCAATGGATGATGACCACTGGTGGTTTAAACTAGCAGAGAAAACAAAACTCACTGGCAAGTATGCTTGGGATTTCTTTAAACAACCTGGTGGTGTCACAGAAGTAGATCCAGGAAACTTACCAGAGAATCCAGAAGCTAACGATCATATATTTTCTGGTGGTCGTTGGTGGAAGATTAATCCTAAAGCTGAAAACGTAAGTAACTTACCAGCGGGTTATTACATGCAGATGTTAGGTGGTAAGAACTTAGACTGGATTAAGTGTTATGCCGAAGGTAAGTATACCTATGTTCAAGAAGGTAGACCCGTATGGCCAGAGTATGACGATAGTTCTATGAGTGGTGAAGTCGATTATGATCCTGAGCATGCATTGCAAGTGGGTCTTGACTTTGGTTTGACACCAGCCGCAGTGGTAGGACAACGATTACCTAATGGCAGATGGATTATTTTAGATGAGATCGTAACATTTGACATGGGGCTAGAAAGATTTGGTCAGCAGTTATTAGCAGAACTCAATGCTCGCTACCCTAAAGCACAGATTATGATGTGGGGTGACCCAGCGGGTATGCAACGAGATGCGATTTATGAGGTTACTGCATTTGATTATCTTAGAACATTAGGCTTACGCGCACAACCTACACCATCGAATGACTTTAAAGTAAGACGAGAAGCAGCAGCCGCACCTATGCAAAGACTTATTGCTGGTAAACCTGGTCTTATGATTGCAACTAAATGCAAAATGATACGCAAATCATTGGCGGGTGGCTATCATTTCAAGCGTGTAGCTGTCGGTGCTGGTCAAGAACGATTTAAAGATGCACCTAACAAGAACGAACACTCTCACGTAGGCGATGCCTTTGGATACTTACTTCTTGGTGGTGGCGAACATAAGAGATTAACTAAGAGTCCATTGTCTGCATCAACTATTATTGCTCAAACTATAGCTAAGTCTGACTTTAATGTTTTCGACTGATTACTCTACTATACTAAAACACATGCCACCCGTCAAAGGTGGCTATTTTTTGCCATACATGCAACATCATTTAGATGAATTAGATTGTGTAGAAATGAAAACTCAGAAAGCAATTACTGTTAGTGAGTTTAAATATATGATAAATCATCAAGCAGAGTGTGGTCCAACCATTACAGCATTCCTTTATGGTAAGCCAGTCGCTGTATTTGGGGCTACAATGCTATGGAAAGGTGTTGCAGAGTTCTGGTCTTTACTATCAGAGCAATCTCGTAGATATCCAATAGCTATGACAAAAGCGGGATTAACATTTATTGATATCGTTGAGATATTATTTCACTTGCACAGAGTCCAAATAACTGTTAAAACCTCAGATACTCGTGCTATGTCCTGGGCTAAGGCGTTATATTTTGTACCAGAATGCAATATGCTACGTTATAGCGCAGATAAAGACGATTATACATTACTTAGGAGACAATAATGGGCGGATTATTCGGCGGTGGTAAGCCAGATACGTCAGCAGCCGAAGCTCAAATTAGGGCGCAGCAAGCTGAAACAGACAGATTAAGAGCGCAAGCAGAACAAGATAAAGTTAAACTTGCAGAAGATTTAGCAGCAAAACGTATAGCTCGCCAACGTGGCGGAGCAAGAGCATTATTAGCAGAAGAACGTCTTAACCCAGAAACTGGTGTAGAGACTTTAGGTTCTTCAGGAATGGTAGGTTAATCATGGGCGGAAAATCAAGACCATCAGCACCACCACCAGCTCCACCACCACCACCACCAAAGCCAGTTGATGTAGCGCCAGCTAGAGTAGAAGCTGAAAAAGCTGCATCATTTAAAAGAGCTAGACGTGGTAGATCAGCTGGACTTATGTCATCTACAGCATCAGAGACATTAGGAACAGATACAACTTTAGGAGCATCATAATGAAAAAAGATAAGATGCAAGCTAAAGTTCGTAAAGTCATGCGTGAATACAAAGAAGGTAGTTTGCATTCAGGCAAAGGTGGTAAGGTAGTTAAATCACAAAAGCAAGCTGTAGCTATTGCAATGTCAGAAGCTGGCATGGCTAAAAAATCTAAAGGGTATTAATATGAAAGAAGTTTGGGATAAGGAAAGACCTAAAGAATTAGGTAAGTCTAAAAAACTAACGCCTATGCAAAAATCAGTAGCAAAGCAAATGGCTAAGAAAGCTGGCAGACCTTATCCTAATCTTGTAGATAACATGAGGGCATCTAATAAATGAAAGCAGAAATTTCAATTGAGTTAGAAGCAGAAGATCTTAAAGATAAAAAGTTATCAGCTTATGTAATGAAGTTGTTAGCAAAACAATCTAAAGAAAAGAAAAAAGGTCTGATGGATGAAATGCCAGAAGAAGAAGAAGAAGATTAATGGCCATTAATATATTACGTGAGTCGGACACCACAAAGTCAAGACATGTTAATCCAGCTTATGTAGATAAGGATGGCAATAGTTATATTGCTAGTTCTGATAGACCATTTCCTGTAGTAGATGTAAATCATTTACGATTACATGAAGGTAAGGCTTTTAAAGCATACAGAATATATCCAAACGCAACAAAACTAGCAGCTGGAGCAAGTTGCAATATAGCAATTGCATGGGCTAGTGGCGTATATGCACACATAGCAGTCGATGCAAGTTGCGGTGGTGATGCTGAACTTTATGTTTATGAAGGAGCAACTGTAACTGGTGGCACATCATTTACAGCAGTTAAAAGAAATAGAACAAGTGCAACAACAAGTCAATCAGCAATATTAATTAATCCAACTGTAACAGTAACTGGAACTGAAATTGATGCAGAAATTGTTGCTGGTGGTGCTGGTAAAAAATCTGGCGGTGGTGGAGATAATGTTTTAGAAATGGTATTAAATCCATTAACAACATATTTATTTAGATTGACTAATGTAAGTGGCTCTGCTCACATGGCTGAATTATTTTTAGAGTGGTATGAATAATGCCATTAAAAAAATATCAGAATCCTAAAGGTGGTTTAAATGAAGCTGGTAGAAAACACTTTGAAAGTAAAGAAGGTGGTAACTTACAAGCTCCAGTCAAGAGTGGTACAAACCCTAGGCGCGTGTCTTTTGCTGCTCGTTTTGGTGGAATGGATGGTCCATTAGTAGATGATAAGGGTAGACCTACTCGATTGAAGTTAGCTTTAAAAGCTTGGGGGTTTGGTAGTAAAGAAGCAGCAAGAAACTTTGCAAATAAAAATAAGAAATCATAGGGATCAATATGGCAGAAATGATGAGACTATCCGCAGAGGATGTTTTAAAACGACACGATAAAGCTCTTACTAA